GGCAAAATTGACCGTTTAAGAATAGCGGCGAGCGAAGCCTCGGAGGTTATCGGTACCGAGCTCCTTAACTCCGTCGAGCGCCTTACCGGAGAGAATGGCGTAGGAGACGCGGCCGACCAAATGACTCGGTTTGGAGATTCGACCGCTAACGTCATAGCCGGAGTAACGACGGTTATCGAGAAACTCAAGCCGCTGGCCAAAATTGTTGGAGCTCTCAATATTGACCTAGCAAAAGTCGGAAACATAGCCGGTACGGGCAAGTTCAATAAAGGAATACTGCCAATACTTAACGACGTAGGTAAGGCTTCACGTGAAACACCTATGAGGCCAAACGCTCGGGCTATCGAACGAGAGTCTTTAATCGCTCAGGAAAAAGCCGCAAAATTGGCAAAAGCGGCGGCCGCGGCAAAGGCTAAAGAATTATTAACACAACGCCAACTAGCGGCCAATAAAAAATTAGGGGCTAAGTTCGACCAAGAAAACATAGCCATAGAAGCCGCTCTCAAAGGAAAGTTATCTGAGGAAGATCGCGCTCGCCTTATGGCGTTGAAAGCTCTCAAAAGCGAAACTAAAGCCGACGACGAAAAAGCCTTAAACGATTTAGAAGCGGTACAAAAGAAAGCGGCGGCCGCGGAGCTCGCCCGTATTAAAGAAGTAGAAGCGGCTAATACAGCGGCTAACCAAAAGCGCAAGAGCGAACTAACAGCGCTTCAAGAATGGCTAGCGGCCAACCCGCTTAATACGTACATAAACGTAGTTACGCCAAGCGGTAGTCGGGGTATGGTGCCTGAGTCTTTTGGTGCTCCAAAGGGCAACGCTCAAAGCTCACCGCCTCCTACAAACGCAAGCTCTACCGGCGTCGCTTCTAATCTGCAATATGGAACCTACGGAGCCGAAGGAAATATAACCGTAAACGTAAACGCCGGAACGGTTGCCGACGAAAATAAACTTACCTACATAATTGCCGATCAGATAGTGAAGTACGTGCGCTTTGGTGGGGTAACGGCTCCCGCCGGGTTTATTTAATGGCACTCCCGACGGTTAAAACCGTCGTAAACTTCAGCTCGGGCGCAAGCTTTGGCCAGACCCTTGTATTAGGTACCGGCATACTCGACCAAGACGTACTAGGCGACGCCGCGGCTCTTATTGTGGACGTTACCGGACAGGTACAAAATATCCAGATAACCCGCGGCCGTAATCTTTTAACCGAGCAATTTCAGACCGGGACAGCGACCATAGTCTTAGCCGATCAGCTTGGCTATTGGAACCCTCAAAATACCGCCGGGCCTTATTACGGCCAGCTCTTACCCTTACGTAAAATACAGATTAGCGCCATAGACCCGGCGACCTCTACCTCGTATTACTTATTCTCAGGATATATCACGTCTTACAATTACCGACAGAGCCAAGACGTCGGAGAAGTTTCGACGACCACCCTTACGGCCTTAGACGCGACTCAGCTCCTCACCCTGGCCACGGTTTCCACCGTAACCGGAGCAGTAGCCGGAGAGACGACCGGCGCTCGCTTTGGGCGTATTTTGGATACGATCGGTTGGCCTAGTGGCCAGCGGGACGTAGATACTGGGCTTACGACAGTCCAAGCCGACCCGGGCACGGCTCGCACCGCCTCGGCGGCACTTTCTACCGTGGCCCTTACCGAGTTTGGGGCTTTCTATATTGACGCGGCCGGTAACGTCGTCTTTCAGGATCGCAACGTAACGGCGGGCTCTATTGCGGGCACTCCGACCGCTTTCGTGGATACCGGAGCCGGTATTCGCTACTCAAACGCCGATTTTAAGCTGGACGATTCTCAGATATTTAACCAAGCCAATGTAACCGCTGGGGCTATTACCGCGACCTATAAAGACCAAACCTCAATAGATACGTATTTTCTGCACTCCTACGACGCGACTAATCTCCTTATGCAGACGACAACGGCGGCAGATAACTGGGCTAGGGCTATGGTCGCAAGCCGAAAAGATACAACGATACGGTGCGACTCGATAACCCTGAACCTCAATACTCCGAGCTACACCTCGGGAATTACCGCGGCTTTAAGCTTGGACTATTTCGACCCGATTACGGTAACGCAGACTCAACCCGGAGCGTCCAGCATTACAAAGACTTTGCAGATATTCGGAGTCGCGCACTCGATTAACTACCTTAACCAAAGTTGGTTTACGCGGTTTACCACCGCTGAGCCTATTCTCGACTCGTTTATATTAGATAACGCGCTTTACGGTGTTTTGGATCAAAACGTACTATCATACTAACAGGAGGATAAGTGGCAAAACAGACTTTTACGACGGGCTCGGTATTAACCGCGACTCAAATGAACTCATTACAGGCGAATGACTATAATCAAACCGTAAGCCAAAAAACCGCCTCTTATGTTCTAGTAGCGGCCGACGCTGGTACGCGTATCGAAATGAACGCGGCCGGAGCAACGACCGTTACCGTCAATACCGGGTTATTTACTGCCGGAGATACGCTTTTTATCCAAAATATCGGCGCCGGTACGTGCACCGTAACGGCCGGAACCGCAACGGTTAATAAAGCGGCTAACGCCTCGCTTGCCTTAACACAATATCAAGGCGGATATCTTTATTTCATCTCGACATCTAGCGCGGTATTTTTTGCAGACGCGGGTTTCACTTCACCTCTTACGACTAAAGGCGATCTTTTTACTTATTCGACAACCAACAATCGTTTAGGAGTTGGCACAAATGGGCAAGTCCTTACGGCCGATTCCACAACCAGCACCGGCATAAAATGGGCTACATCTTCCTCAGGAGCTACTTATACCACCTATACGCCAGTTCTTAAACAAGGCGCAACAACTCAAACGATTACCGTAAACTCCGGAAATTATTTCGCTCGATACGCGACAGTAGGAAAACTTTGCCACGTAGAAGTATGGCTAACAGTAACAAGCACAGGAAGCGCTAACGCAAGATTAAGTATGACTTTACCGGTAAATGCTAGTCCGGCTTATTATTTATTTTTAGCAGGATCAGCCGGTTATTTTGATTCTTCCGCCAGTTTACTTTATCCAGCTTTAGCTTGGCTTGCCGCGGCTAATGAAATATTGTTTATTGGCACTACTCAAAACTTGGCTTTTAATAATTATTTGGGTCAAGGTTCAGCGTCTTTTAATTCCGCTTGCGGAAGTGGAGACGAATTGTATATGTCCTTCGTATATGAAACGGCGTAATTATGAAAATATCAGAAATGTTCAGTTCCCCGCGTGATCCAGAAGAAGTACCTACCGAGTGGTGGTTTGAGCGTTACCGCAACTGGCGACAAGAAGAATTAAAGGCGACCGACTGGACACAATTACCCGACGCACCCGGAGATTCTTCAGCGTGGGCTACATATCGCCAAGCTTTGAGGGACTTACCAAAAACAAAAGATTTTGCAAACGTAGATATTCCTATTCGGCCGGAATAAATGGCAAGCTCTCAAAATGGCTGGCCAGCCAGCGACGAGCCGCGCACGATAGGCGTCGAGTCTTATCAGATACCGGGGACAAAGGTAAAGGTTCGCGTCTCTAAGAAAGTTGCGCCGCTTCTTATCAACCTTTGCCGGGAGTTTCACGAGCGCGTGGAGAAGCTCGACGATGGCCATCTCGACGACTGGGGCTACGCATACCGCGCTATCAGGGGCCAGGAGGACGCGGGCAACCTTTCTAACCACGCCTCGGGAACGGCCGTTGATCTCAACGCGAGAAAACACCCGCTTGGAAAGCGTAATACCTTTACCGACGATCAAGAAAAGGTAATACGCGAGATAGCGGCTAAATACGGTTGCCGGTGGGGTGGAGATTACAAAAACCGAGCCGACGAAATGCACTTTGAGATTATGCTTTCACCGCTAGAGGTCAAAAAGAAAATACTCGCTCTCGGACTAGCCAACGAGAAAGTAGAGAAATGAACAGACACAAAAAGAAAGTAATTATGCAGTTAGCCGGTAGCTGGTTTCGTGGCTTTGCCGCGGCTTGTCTTGCTTGCTATATGGGTGGTATCAACGACTGGAAAATTATCCTTAATGCGGGGCTAGCCGCGATCCTGCCGACCGTTTACCGTTACCTCAACCCGAAAGACCCGCTGGGGAGATGAGCTACGGGGACTGGGCGGGGTTAGTAGTCTCGGTTATCTCCATAGCCGGGGCTTTTATTATGGCGATCCAATGGCTGGTTAAGCATTATCTGAACGAGCTCAAGCCTAACTCCGGTACGAGTCTTTCCGATCGCGTGAGCCGTATCGAGGCCAAAGTCGAAACCCTCTTGGAGATAGTTTCTAAAAAGTAACGGCGTGTTGGTAGTTGCCTTATGTCCGAGGTTGCCTTCATACTGGTCAAGTCCGAGGGACTAGCCTCGGCACGGACTAGGAGAAATGATGACGTACGAGATATGGCTAACGGCTATCTGCATAATCACGACCGCGCTCGGTATGGTGCTCGCGTGGAGCTGGGGTTACAAAGAGGGCGTTAAAGTCGGCTATCGTCGAGGGAAGGCCGCTCACCCGGCAGGTCGTAAGGCGGCGAAATGATAACCAAAAATACCGACCCTAATATTTATTGCGATTACTGCAAACACGATTACCGCCGTCCCGACGGAAGCTTTAAGCCAAAGGTTCGCTCAGCCGTTATCCGCATTGACTATAAACAATATAAAGGCCACGTAGCCCGTCGCTTTCTATGCGAGACGTGCGTTAAAAATATCACCGAGCTACCGAGTGGGTACCTGAGCTTGGCCGATCAGTTGAAGGAAGCCCAAGAGCGCTGGGAGGTGCGGTTAGATGTTTAATTTAGACGACTATGAGCCGGTGGACGCCAGAATAGCGAAATGGTGGGCAAAGCACCCCGAAGGCTCTTTACAGACTGAACTTATCGAGTATTCAGAGACTCGGTTTATCGTCAAGGCGACCGCCTATACCGCCGAGGGCTTAATCGTGGCGACAGGTTACGCCGAGGAGACTATCTCGCAAAAAGGCGTAAACGCTAATTTCGCTCTGCCTAATTGTGAAACGAGCGCTATCGGTAGATGTTTAGCCAATGCCGGGTTTCAAGCCAAACTTGGTAAACGCGCTAGCCGGGAGGAAATGGAGAAAGTAAACCGGGTCAATGTTGCCCCGGCTACCGACCCCTGGCAAGTAACCGCCCCACCTGCCGCGCCAATGGCCGAGGCGGTGGACGTCCTAGCCCGAGAGTTGGGCGCTCAAGTGGTAACGGTGCCGAGTTGCAAG